TCAATTAAATGATGGCTTAATAAAAGCAACTGGAACTCACCCTCTTTGGGTTTGGGATTCTGAAATTGAAAAATATCATTTTAAAAATGTAGAAAATATCTTAATAGGTGATTTAGTAGTAACATATGATGAAACAATTGGTATAAGTGAAGTTGAAGTTGATAATATTACAATTATTAACGAAGATGTAGAAATTGTAACAATTAACGTAGAAAACGCCGATGTGTACTTAGCAAATGGTGTAGTATCACATAACAAAGGTACAACAACTCAACCATATATCCCATCGGCTGGATTAAGAATGTATGTTGACCCATCAAAGGCATCATCAACGGCAGGTACAGCAACGGCTGATTGGTTAGACCTATCAGGATGGAATACGGGTGTTAGGCCGGCAGGGGTTCAAAACGCAGCAAGTATTACAGGCGGTAACCCATCGTATAATGCAGGAGCAAGTAGAAAGGAAAAATATTGGGCAGGAAATGGTACAAACCAATTTTGGTACAAAGATACTACTACAAATATCAATGGTGGTATTTCTCAATTCAATACTAATACAGGTACTATTCATATGTGGGTAAGACCTACAACAACATTAGGTGTAGCATCAAGACATATTTTTGATTACGCAGGTTTTTATGGTTTAGCAATTGAATCATCAGATAGTTCTACTTTAAATAGAGTAAAATTCTATGGTAGTACATTGGGAAATAGTGCACAATTAACGACTTCATTATCAGCAAACGTTTGGTATATGATTTCAGCAACTTTCCAACCATCTGGAACTGTAACAATATATGTGGATGGAACATCGGTAGGAACATTTACCGCAGCAGCATTTACGGCACCATCATCTACTAATTTCTTAACAATAGGAAGTAATAGTGCAAGAACAACGTTTTGGAATGGACAAATTGGACCAGTATTATTTTACAACACATTACAAAGTGGTACATTAGTAACACAAACATACAATTATTTCTCACCAACATACAAATAACATTTTTGTTGTTTTGAAATAAAACTTTATATTTATATTAGAATTAATAAATTAAAATAATTACACAAAATGGCAGACAAAATAGTATCACCAGGCGTATTTACAAAAGAAAACGACCTTTCATTCTTACAACAAGGTGTTGCTGACATTGGTGCAGCATTCATCGGACCTTTTAAAGAAGGACCATTAGTACCAACAATCGTAAATTCACAAACTGAATTCCAACAATTATTTGGAACAGTTGATGACACATATTATACTCCGTTAGCAGTACAATCTTATTTAAGAGAAGCTGGCGTAGCAACTATTTGTAGAGTAGCAGGTGTTGGTGGATATACTGAAACCGCACCTTTATTATTAACAGCAACTTCTGGTTCAGTATCAGCATCATTGGGTATTCTTTTCAATACCGCAGTAGGTGCAAATGGTGGATTTGCAGGAGAAACACTAACAGATTTAGATGGTGGTGGCGATTTTAACTTATCAACTTTAGGTTCAGCATCTTTGGATGTAACTGATATAAATGATATTGAAGCAGTGTTTGGAACATCGCCATTTGGAACTAAAGAAGCATATTCATATGGTTTTTTCAAAAATACATCTATGAATTTTGTATCTGCAACTTCTGCAAGTGTAACGGTATTGGGTAACCAATTATTTACATTTGATGCACAGGAAGCAGTAACTCCAACAATTAAATCTCAAACTATTTCAGGACAAAGATACGATTTATTAAAGTTCATCACAATCGGAGCAGGTAATTCAGCAAATACTAAAATAAAAATTGGTATCACAAATATTAAAGCAGCTGGTTCAGTTGCCGGTACTGATTATGGTACATTCACTGTAGTTGTAAGAGATTACGCTGATACTAACAAAAAGAAAACAGTATTAGAAACGTATTCAAATGTAAACTTAGACCCTAATTCTCCTAACTATATTAGTAGAGTAATTGGTGATAGAAATAGAGAAATTGATAGTAATGGTAAAGTAACTGATTTTGGTGATTGGGTAAATAATTCAAAATATATTAGAGTATGGAATAGTAATGATACGGCATATGTATCACCTGATTCAATTCCTGTACAAGCAGTTCCATTTGGACACGCAGCATATCAATTACCAGTTTCTGCATCAGCATTAATTGGTTCTGCAATTCCATCTGTAACATTCTTAACCTCATCAGTAGCACAATATGGTGGTATAGATTTGGATAACAATACTGATAACGCAATCTACTTAAAGCCAATTCCGACAGGAGCAGGTGTAGGTTCTAATTCAGTATTTGGATTGGATGCAGCAAATGGTGGTACATTATCAGTAGGTTCTTCTTTAGCACAATTCGTTGTAGCATTCCAAGAAGGTTTTGATGGTAAATCGCCAGCAACACCAATTTATAAAGGTTCTGACATTTTATCAGGAAACTCACAAGGTTTTGATTTAACAACCTCATTATCTTCAGGTTCGGTAGCATACGCTAAACACATCGCAGCATTATCTAATGCAGATGAATTTGATATCAATATGGTTGTAACTCCAGGTGTTATTAGAAGATTACATACTTCAGTAGTAACTTCGGTATTAGATATGGTTGAAGAAAGAAATGATTGTTTCTATATTATGGATTCAACAGCAGTAAATGATGCAGTATCATTGGTAACTACACAGGCAGGCGATGTTGATTCAAATATGGCAGCAACTTACTATCCTTGGATTAAAACAATTGATGTTAACACAAACAAATTAATTTCAGTTCCACCTTCAGTATTATTACCTGGCGTATTCGCAGCAAACGATAGAGTAGCAGCAGAATGGTTCGCACCAGCCGGTTTGAATAGAGGTGGATTAATAGGAGCAGTTAGTGTATTGAATAGATTAACACAATCTGAAAAAGATACATTATATGAAGCTAAAGTAAATCCAATTGTACAATTTCCTGGACAAGGTATTGTAGTATTCGGACAAAAAACTTTACAAGATAAACCATCTGCATTAGATAGAATCAACGTAAGAAGATTATTATTGACTGTAAGAAAGTATATCGCATCTACATCTCGTTATTTAGTGTTCGAACAAAACACATCAACAACAAGAAATAGATTCTTAAATATCGTTAACCCTTATTTAGAATCAATCCAACAAAGACAAGGTTTGTACGCATTCCGTGTTGTAATGGATGATACTAATAACACACCAGATGTAATTGATAGAAACATTATGAAAGGGGCTATCTACTTAAAACCAACTAAGACAGCTGAATTTATTCAAATTGATTTCAACATCTTACCAACTGGCGCCGCTTTTAACGGATAATTTAAAAAATAGATATTTATATAAAGAAACAATTAAATAGAGAAAAAAATGCCAGAAGTATTAGAGTTTGATAAAATGTTCTATACCAACTTTGAACCAAAGTTAGGTAATAGATTTATAATGGAAATTGATGGGATACAATCGTATATGATTAAAACCGCTAGTAGACCAACTTTCACTTCGGAAGTAGTTGAATTAGACCATATCAATATAAAAAGAAAAATTAAAGGAAAATCAACTTGGGATGATGTAACTATCTCTCTTTATGACCCAATTGTACCATCAGGTGCACAGCAAGTTATGGAGTGGATTAGAAGTTCACACGAATCCCTAACAGGTAGAGATGGATACGCAGCTTTCTATAAGAAAGATATTACATTCTATCTATTAGGACCAGTAGGTGATAAAATTGAACAATGGACTCTTAAAGGAGCATTTATTTTATCAGCAAACTTTGGTGAGTTAGATTGGTCATCAAACGACCCATTAATGATTGAATTAACATTATCATATGATTACGCAATCCTTGAGTACTAATTTTTAATAGATAAACTTTAAAATAGTTAAAAGGAGGACAGAAATGTTCTCCTTTTTTTATTTGTATATACTTATATATAAACATTAAGTTATTATAATTATGGAACAACAAAACGTAGAACAACAAGTTACAAGAGGATTGGGAGCACAATCTGCATCCGACCAAAGAAATTATCCATTTCCAACGGAGATTATCAGTTTACCATCGAAGGGATTATGTTATCCAGAAACATCTCCACTATCTAAGGGTGAAATTACTATTAAATTAATGACAGCTAAAGAAGAAGATATTCTTACTTCTGCTAACTTAGTTAAGAAAGGAGTTCATTTGGATAAACTATTGGAATCAGTTGTAGTTGAAGCTGGCGTAAATATAAATGATTTATTAGTTGGCGATAAGAATGCTATTTTAATCTCATCTAGAGTTTTAGCATTTGGTCCGGAATATGAAGTTACAATTAACGACCCTAATGAAAATGAGCCCGTTAAAGTAACAGTAGATTTATCAAAAATACAAATAAAAGAAATTGATGAATCTAAGTTAAATAGAAAAAATGAATACGATTATACGTTACCAATTTCTAAAGCTAACATAAAGTTTAGGTTATTAACACATGGAGATGAACTTTCAATACAAAAAGATATTGATGCTCTTCAGAAAGCAACAAAATCGAGTAATGAAATTACATCTAGATATAGAAGAATAATCACCGAAGTGGATGGTAATAGAGAGATAGGACATATCAGTAACTTTGTAACGAATAGATTATTAGCGGGTGATTCAAAATCGCTAAGAAAAGAAATCAGTACAATGAGTCCGGATTTGGATTTAAAATTCGAATATGAATCTCCATACACAGGTGAGAAGGAGGCTCTCCGAATCCCGTTTGGGGTTGACTTTTTTTACCCTAGCGAGTAACTATTCAGTAGTATTACATCAAAAAATCTTTCAAATGATTTATTATGCCAATGGCGGATTTAATTGGCATGACCTTTATTTTATGCCTATTAAGTTAAGAGAATTCTATTGGAGAGAGTTACTTAAAGTAAAAGGAGAAGAAAGTGATGCGATGAATAAAGCTACAAGTAAATCTTCATCAAATAATTCTCCGAAAATAAGAAGAAGATGATATTTATAATAGTATTACAATATAAAGAACATGTCTAAAAAAATAAAAATAACAGAAGCCGGCATTTCAGATTTTTTTAAAAGTTTTTTTCGAGCAAAAGCAGATGGAAAAGAAAAAGCTTGGATAGGTAGTTTGGAAGATAAAAGTCCAGAACTTGCCGATATTTGGAAAGATTTTGATGAACTGATTGCTAAAAATATGGCAGATAGAAAAAAGATGATGCAAAAGTATGGTGGCGAATCCCAACATCTTGCCAACTATCTGAAAACAATTAAAAAATAATCTTCTATTATTTAAATGGCTGCTAACCCCAACGATACACAAAGAAGGAATTTACTTCAGGAAATGGAGCTCATTAATCAAAGGATTCTTGAGGCAAACAGAGCCAGCGTTACTGCAACCGGTCAAGAAGTACAAAATTACTTAGACCAAGTAGAACAACTGCGAACAATCCTACGGCTCAACCAAGACCAATTGGCTGTTATGGATTCAATGCAAAATAAAACATTAAAGAATCTAAAGAACTTTGATAGTATAGATGATACGTTAGTAAGTATTTCTAATTCTTTACAAAATAATGTTGACTTACAGCAAAAATTCGCAACAAAATTAAATTCAGCAAAAAGTGCATTAAATGATATAGCTAGTATAGTCGAAACTGCTTCATTTGATGATAGGCAATTAAAACATATCGATAACGCTAGTGATGCTTATAGAAATATGAATGTTTCTATTGTACAAGCATCTGCTAAATTAGCACAGGGAAAAATAGGACAGGAGCAATATAATAATTTAGTACAACAATCTTTAGCATCATTTGATGAACTTGTGGGCTTAATAGATACAAGTACAGAATCCGGCAAAGATTTAGTGGCAGTATTTCAACAAGCAAGAGCTGAATTAGACTCCTTTGAAAAAGCAGCACAACGAAGTGCAGCGGCATTGGGTGCAATGGATACTGCGTTAGACCAAATGGGTAGTAGTGGTATT